CTTCAGACCGCCTTTGGCGATCATGGTGTATTCAGACGGTGCAATTAGTGCACAGTCACCCAGTGATCCCAGAGCCTTGGCAGAGGCATGGAACACAACCGGAATACCCAGGATCGTTGGTCTGGTCTGCTTGCCGTCATAACCGATCATGGGTCCGGTATAGACTGCCGTGAGGTTCTTGGCCGCGTTGTTCAACAGCGGCAAGATTTCCTTGGCTTGTGGGTGAAGCACCCACACAGCACCATCAACCAGATCTTCAGGCAGGTGTGCATACATCTTGTTGAAATTTTCTGCACAGAGCTTGTCTGTCTGAGTTTCTTTGGCGACGGTGATGAGCGCTTTATTTTGGGCGTGCAACATGCCCATTGGCTTATTTAAGCCATCGTAATAAAGCACCGCTTTGTCCAGTTCATAAGAGATCGCTTTGTCGATCATCCGGCGGCCGGTGGCTTCAAAAGCTGGAGCATCTTCAAGCATGTTGTCTGTGGCTTGAATGTATGCGCCCAGTTCTTTCAGATTCAACTCTTTCGGGTTGAGCTTGAAGCCGGTTGCAGCGAGGGCGTCACCTTCATCCTGCCAAGCAACTGCCACACCGCCGGCCACTTTTCCAGCAGACAGATCTTTGTCATCCATCTCCAGGTAGTGCAATGTATTGCCGACTGTGATCTCTGTCTTCGGAATTCTGGCTGTGATCACACCGGTCTGCCAGGCTGTTTCCAGAATGCTTGTGGCTTGCTGCTTCGGAATCATGAAGGCGCCATCATTCAGCAATCTGGTATCGCCTGCTGCTTTATTCAGCTTCATCAGGCGCTCATCCATGTGTCCCGGTCTGGTGGATTTTGCAGCCGCTACCATGAATTCACCAAGCGAGCTGAAGCCGCCCGACTCATCCAATTCATTGGTTGTGATGTGCGGATCTTTCTTGCCAGCATTCACGGGATTAGGCGGATCAATCGGCTTGTCGATTGACTTACCTGCACGCTCTTGATCTTTCTTGAAGTCATCAATCTGAGTCTCAAGCGATGCAATGCTGTCTCTGAGTTGCTTCACGCGGGATTCGTGCGCCTTTTGCAAATCAACGTCAGCCTGATCAATTTGATAATCAGCCTTCGATGCCTTAGCGATCAATTCGTTCACTTTGGCAGAAGCTGCTTCTCTTGCAGCTCTGGCTTCAGCCAGAAGCTTCATCAACTGTTCTAAGTCCATGTTTCACCTCTTAAAAGTTTGCGGCAAGCACGCCAAACGGGCGGCTTACCCGGTGGGATAATCCGTCACGCCAAATAAGGCCTAGCCACTATTTCAACGTTGACCAGTTCAGCGGCTCGTGCCACTGCCACCGGTGCTACAAGAATTCTACTTTTAAGAGATTGAAGCTCTAACTTTTAGATGCTATACAGATCGTTTAGCAACTTCGCAACCCTAAGCTGGTTGTCCTGCTCAGTCAAAGTAATCGGTGCAATCACGTTCACCGGCTCTGTGGAATCTCCACCGGTAACAGTGCGTGAAGGCACGCCATGACGATCAAGAGCTGCCACCAGATTGGCGGTCAGATTAGGTTCAAGTTCTGATCGGTGAGCACGAAGCAATTCCCGGTCATCCTGGTTGATCCATGACAGGTCACGCGATGCACGATTAAGAGCGCGTCTCAGGGCCGCTTGCTCATCCTTCGGAAGCGATGCAGGCATGATGCAGACAAGCCCGTCAGTCGATGTGAAGCGCGGCAGCGTGACCGGGCTGCACTCTTCCAGCTGCACCTTCATCAAGTGCTGGATGTCATAGCCGTCTTCCAAGCTCCAATCATCTGTAAGAACAAAGAAACCGACAGAGCCAGCATCAATATCACCGCGTGCAAGGTCTGCCATCAAGCCTTGAACTATCGGCTTTTCCATATTCGGCGTACAGACACCCATAAGTCCTGTTGAATCAGCTGAGAAGCTGGCAGTGCCCTTAGAACGTCTTCCTAAAACCTGTTCCCAGTCATGCTGATTGAGCATGTAAATTTCTTTGGAATCATCGGCAAGCGATTCATCAAAGCAGCCTACTTCCCACTTCCAGCGCTTGTAACCGCAGATAAGCTCAGAGGTGGTGCCATAGACAGCGAAGTATCCGCTGATCTGGTCTTTCTTCTTCTCAACTTTGGGATCAGCGGCTGCTTTCAGTGAATGGCTAAAACCGCAAATATTCAGACCGTTAGACATGATTTCCCCCTGCCTTTTCTAAGAAGTTCTCCAGCGCATAAGAAGCATTGTTTTTTGCCATCGGCTCAAGGAAGTGCTTGCAAAAGTTCTCTACTGCTTCGGTTGAGCCGAAAGTGCTAAGCCATTCGGTTGACCGAGCTGACAAATTACTGGCAATGCCGTGCACAGATCTTTCAACGTCAAGCCCTGGACCCTCTGGCATTACCTGAGAACATGCCACCACCACCGGTGTGAATATCTCCTGCACTTTCTTACGGAAAGCCTCTGAATAAAAGGCTTTTGCATGATCCATGCAATCTAGAAGCGGCTTACCTGCTTTCAGTCGTTTCACCGACTCTTCCAGATATTCGCGCTCCACTCGTGCAGCACGGACACAGGCATCTTGAAACAAAGGCAACGCAACTTTGCGCACATCGACCTGATAAATATCATTAGCCAAACCGGCTTGATCTTTCGGGTTCACTTTCGTCTTATCCTTTGGCTTCTTGGCCGGTTTCTCTGGTGGCGCGGCACCCGGTGCCGGTGCAGGTGCTGTCAACACAATGCCGTTGGGTGCGTTAGCTGTCGGAATAAGAAGCACGTCACCGTGTGGATCGGGATTGAGTTTGAGCTTAGACCTGGCTTCGTTGATCTTCCTGATACCAGCAAGAACAGTGCGGGACAAAGACTCATCACGGGCAACCACGTCAGCCCATTGAAGTGAATCAACATCGTATTCAACAAAGAACTTCACGCGCTCATCGTCACGCAAAAAATCGCGCTCTGTGCACTGTTGAAACTGTGTCAGCACATACGTCAGGCAGTCCAGCAAATATTCCAGACTCTGCTGCTGAATGTTGTTGTTGGTGGACCGTTCCAGCAGTCCCACCTTGTGCGCCTGGACGCCAAAATATCGAATGATGCTCTCAATATTCCGCCTGATGCTGGCATCGTTTTCAGCATCTCTGCCCGACATAACCGGGATAGCGACTGGTTTTAAGCCACCGTCAAAGACACCACCGGCCTTGAACTTGTTTTTCAAGCCCTGGTAATTCTTAACCCAGTTCTCCCAGATCTCTTCTTTCTTTTCCGGCTTGAGAATTGCATCAGTGGAGAAGACAAAAGGAGGCGTTGCATCGTTGTGAAGGAATCGCTGTGTGAATTCATCGAAGTCACGCAAGATCTGGATAGACTTCTGAGCCAGTGCACAGGTCGAAATACCTACAATTCCCTCTACTGAAGGCGCGGCAATGTGGTGCACTCGTGCCTGGGCCAAGTCAATTGGTGTGACCGAGTTGCCGACACCGACAGGCGAATATCTATAAATCAGCTCACCAACATCATTCCGCCTAACTTCCATATTTGCCGGATGCAGCGGATTAAGCGCGATTATGTCGCCCCGATCATTGCGGAGCTTCTGATCGTAGCTGTTGCCGTACATGAAATATCTCAGCACCCTGGTCATGTCATACTGCGCCCAGGTCTGTTCGAGATTCGGGCGAATTGAAATCACCTTATAGTTAGGGTGAGTCTTCGCCTTCTTAATGTTGTCGTCATCATGCTCTCTGTACAGATAGCGCGGCAGACTTCCGACACTGCCGCCGATCAAAGTCATGCAGCGATAAGCAACCGAGCAGTAAAGCACATCTTCAGCCGTCAGAGTCTGCCCCGTTACAGGGTCTTTATTCCACCCTATGTACCAGCCGCCACCATAAGGTGACCAGGCGCCGGGTTCATTCCAGAGCTGCTTTAGAGCATCAGCCCGCTGGAAACCGGGCACCGCATTTAGTATTGCTTTACTCAGCATTCTTTTCAGACTCTCTGTTTAAAATGAGTGCCACAGCCACCAATATTAAGCCGCCCAGCATCACCGCCAGTGGTTCACACCACATGCGCACACCGCACAAGAAGATAAATATGCCTGCAATGACCATCAGGTCTAGGCTAATTTCAACCACTATTTTTAGGCAGCGTTCAAGAAGCTTTCGGAATATAAGCATCAGGCCCGGCTTCTTCCCCTCCACCGGTAAGTTCAGGAATCGCGCCACGGGTAGCCAGAGCCATTGCGACCATGCCGTCAATTTTTCGCGCACTGAGTTTTTTGTCAAACATCTTGCCATGTACAGTTTCATTTGTCCTCGCATTCATTGCATTCCAGGTAAGCACTGCATTGTGCGGGTGGATAAGCCGCCCTTCTTCGATCCGTAAAATCACTTCTGATGTGCAGGCGTTCATCGGTCCACACGCTTGAGTTGCCTCTACCAGCTCGATACCGAGTTTTTCGAGTGACTCCACCAGCTGATAGCTGTGGTGCTTATCGTAGTGGCAGACCAGGATCGGGTTGGTTTGTGCAACTTCTGCCACTTTCTCAGCCAGCACTTTGTAATCGGTTCTTATCCCTGGTATTGGGGTAAAGTGCCCGGCTTCTGCCCATTCGTCATACGGCACATTGTGTTCATCAATGTTTTTCTGAATGCACTTTTCAGGACCATAGAAAAACGGAAAGTAAACCGGTAGGCCGTCATCGTTGATAAACATAAAACATAGACATGTCAGATCGTTTTGATCTGCCAAGTCGATGCCCAGATAAAGCGGCTTGCCAGGGAAGTCTTCAAGCTTTATTTCGTTGCTGCCGCAAGCCTCCCATTGAAGTTCATCAATGCAAGCGTCAATGTCCTGGACCCATTGATTGCAGTGATATTGCCGGAGCTTCCGAAGCCATGCCTTTTTGCGCTTTGCCTTAATTGCAATCTCTTCGATTGATTCGTGACTGGGTGCAAATGGATAACCTGGGTTGGCAGCTTGCCAGGCTTCCACCGAGAATGGATCGGCCTTCCTTTCAGCTTCAGCAACGAATGCAAAATACTTTGGGTGGTGCACGTCACCCTTCAGCACCATTTTGGCGTATTGATACTCTTCATAAGCGCTGCTGTGAATGTCATCACCAGCAGTGCCTTGCATGATTAAGAGCGGCTGAGACCGAGCACCCATACCAGTTTGCAGTGCTGCCTGAAGATCGTCTGTCTTTTGCTCCTGGAATTCGTCCATCACAACGATATGAGGAGATCCACCGAGCTGAGAGACCGCTTCGGAAGAAACCGGCTGAATAAAGCCATGATTCTTGCGATGTTCGATTACACACGAGCCGGGATAGGCGATCAGTCTTTCCTGCAACCAGGGGTTAGCCTGCACCATCCGCACACAGATCCGAGTCAGTTTCTTCGCTTTTGGCTCAGTTTGAGCTGAAACATAGTTTTCTGCTTCCACTTCGTTGTCACGGATCAACGAATAAAGCAAGAAGGCAGCCGTTGCTGTCGTCTTTGCGTTCTTTCTTGCCATCGTGATGAAGGCAGAGCGAAAGCGCCTTAACTGGTTGTCTCTTCTCTTCCAGGAAAGAAGCGGACCCCAGATATTTTGCCTCTGCCAAGGTTGCAGGATGAATGGCTTACCAGCCCATTGACCTTCAATCAGCTGGATATGCGTTGCACAGAAATCAACAAAGCGCTGCTCTTCTTCGACATCGTAGAAGTACTCTTCATCAATTTCCCGGCTTCGGTCCACCCTCATAATAGTTGTTCCATTGTTCTTGGTTGGAAATCACCGGTTCACTGGGTGCAGTCTGCCCGCCTTCATTTGACGGCTTCACCTTCACTAAAGCAGTGATACCAAGTTTGGTGCCTAGATCAGATGCTGCTTTCCACTCTTTGGCAGCGGCTGAAATCTCAGCAGCCTTCTTGAATACACGGTTAGACATCCTTGTGCCCTTTCCGTTCTTGTTGATTTCCCGTTCAAACTCAATCGCCCTGCCCGAATGTGAGCAGTAAGCAGCGAATAATTGGAGCTTCCCAGGGTGCAGGTCTAAAAGCGGCAATTCCCTAGTCCAGACTTCCAAAGCTGTAGAACCAAGCCAGTCAGGCGGATCAGGGGTGGGGTCTGGGGTACATGGTGGCGGGGTTGGTGCCGGGTTTACGGGGGGTTCGGTTTTTTGGTGATTACCCTTCTTGGATATACGGTCGTGGTAGACCTTGGCTGAGTCTTCTGGTTTTTTGGCTCTGGGCATATTCCTTCCTGGTTGAAACTGCCAATGGTGTCACTACCCTTAGATTAAGCCTTGAAACGCGCATCTGGGTGGGGGGT